TCAACATAAATAATTCTTGGTTCTTAGGAGTTTGATCTGCTTTTTTAAGTAAATCTTGAGCCATTAACTTTTCATTAGTCTCTAATCTATTTAATCTTTCAACAATACCAAAATAAGTCCATACCGCTACAACAATAGCAGATATAATAGCTACTATATTTTTAATAGGTAAGGCTACACTTGTTTGATCACTTAATTTTAAATCACTCATTTTTTTTATCCTTATCCATTATATCATAAAAAAATTTATCAGTATTATCTGTTTTCCATGATCTATTTTCTACATTCCATTCATTAGTTTGTACTTTATAGTCCGGCCAATGTGTTGAAGTTGTAAAGCTAGGAATACTCCACAGAATACGATTATTAGGTTGAGCTGCATAATTACCGTTATCAAGAACCAAAACGTGAGCACACTTATGTTGATCAGGAATTTCGGAATGTTCAGTATCCAAGATATTAGGTTCTGGATGCGCCCAATCAATCGTAAATAAATATTGACCATGAATAAATTTCTTATCCTTTCCTAAATATTTACAGCGTTGTCCGATTAAAAAATCAAAAGTAGTAACAGAAGGATAATAACTAAATGAATTCCATAGCTCAAGATCTTCGAGATCTGAATGTTCCACTTTTCCTTGATGCACAGAACTGCTGTCTCCTCCTTGAAGAAAAGCACTGATAGGAAGCCTCCAGAATATTGCACCATTCGTAAGTAAAGCATGAAATAAGATTGCACGCCCTGGAATACTTGCAATACCAATGACCACACAATCTTCAGTTTCGCCATGATGTTCTCGTAAGTCATATAAATACTCTCTTCTTATTTTACAATATATAGGTGGTATGTTAGCATTTAAATAAGACATTACAAGTTAACATTTCCATCTTCTTCTTGCTTGTCTTAATCTTGAATTAGGGTCTTTTGCTGCATTTGGAAACATCTTCATTTGTCCTGCAGATCTTGCACAATATGATTTACGTCTTGCAGCGTTTTTTGGTCCTGGATTATCTTCTGTAACAGCTGTTGATAACTTAGAACCAGGATTCATTCTTCTGTAGGCTTTAACACCAGCTTGTGTCATTCCAGCACCCGCCTCAGTTGAACGATAGTTTTTTTTATTTCTTGGTGGCATTCCACCTTTTTCATAACCAACCATCATTCCAAGATTAGCCATTAATACTTTTGAATTTTTATTTTTATCAGATTCTTCTGCTTCTTCATCAGATAATCTAGCTCTTTGTGATTTGGTTGTTTTAGATTTTATAGAAGATCTATTACTTAATCCATAAAGATCTTGAGCATCATCATAAAATGACGTGCCAGTAAATTGACTCGTCTTATAAATAGGCATGATAATTATTTATCTATAAATAAAGTAATATTTAATGCGCTTATATTTGCAGTTACACCAACACCATCTATGATACCAGTTCCATTTCTACCTGCATATAAAACACCATCTTCTGGAAGGTTTAAAGTTTCTGTTCCACCTGCTCCAACAGATATTGCGATATAAACTTGTGTGTTAACTGAACTACTTACAGTAGTAACATTTGCTAATCCATTGATAATTGCTGTTCCAGCAGGTCCAGTAGATTGAGCCATAAATCCTCTTAATCTTGTAGGACCAGTAAATAATATTGCATTAACTGATGTTCCTGGACATACGACCGGTTTTACATCTGACTTCATATTTTTCTCCTTATATTAAGGAGCCCTTTCGAGCTCCTTAAATTAATTTATTATTATGCTACTTGTGAATATTCAAAAATCCATTTTAAAGTACCACGAGCACTTGGTGTAGTTGTGTTAGTGATATTAAAATAAATAGTTCTATCAGTTGCTGTATACAAACCACTTGTTGCTGGTGCTGCATCACCTGCAGTTGTACCGTTAAGTAAAGTTGTAGCATATAAAGCTCCTGCTGGAACAGTTGTTCCACCATCAAGAATTTCATCAGCTGCAGTCGCTACGATTTGAGCTCCTGAAGATGAAGTTCCTACTTCAAATCCAATATCTCCTGTAGCTACTGTTGGTGCACCTGTAACAACAAGACTAATTTTAGTAATTACTGTATTAGCTGGTTGAGTTAAAGTTGTGATACTGTCACCAGTAGTTGCACTTAATGTTCCGTTTGATATTTGTTGTAATGAAACAGCTGGTGAAGTTACTACTGTACCATCTTGATTGATTACAAAATTATTTGTGTACGCCCCAGTTGTAGAGTTTTGAGTTGCCCCAATAAATCCACCTAATGATCGGACTGGACCCGAAAAAGTTGTTAGTGCCATAGTTATATTCTCCTAGTTAATCCAATCTAGTCTCTAGGCCGTCGACTATACGCGTCTAGATCAGAAGTTAATATATAGTTATTTGATTATAAAAGAAAAAGGGGCCTGTGTAAACACAAGCCCCTTTTAAAGACTCTTAATTAATATTAAGCAGCTCCTGGTGAACCAAAGATTCCTCTAGCGTCAGAAAAGCCGAAGCTGTATCTTTCTCTAGCTTTAAATCTTACGTTACCAGTGTCAAAATCACCTTCAATCGCTGTTTTAATTGGCGATCTTACAAAGTGTTTTAAACCGTTTGGAGCATCAGTCATTATGAAGAATGCATCTGTGTCAGTTAAAAAGTGATTAACTCTATAACCTTGTGGAATCATTCCCATATTTTTGATTGCATTAATATCATTGTCAGCTGTAGCGACTCTAAGAGGTGATTTTAAAATTCTCTCAGCAGTAAATTGTAATTCTTTTGGAATAATCAATTTAGTTCCTTGAAGAGCTATTTTTAAACCTCTTTCGTCTACAAAAGCCGCAATATCAATTAATGATTGCTCTAATGAAGTTTCTGACAAATCAGCAGGTGTAGCAAGTTCGTTTGAGAACGTACCACCGTTTGCTAATGGATGGTTTGTAGCACAAAGCTCCACACCATCACCACCAGTTACACCACTATTAAAAGCATTGTTTAGAACGTCAGCCGCAATCTGTTGTTTAGTTTGCGACATTGATCTAGCTAATGCTCTAGTGTATCTAGCTGCAAGTCTATCGTAAAGGTTATCTTCAATTGCTTCCTCAGTTATCGCAAATGCTAATGCAAATGTTTGGTGAGTATATCTTGAAGTGTACGCTTCTGTAGCATCGTCAAACACTACTGGAGCACCTTCACTTTTAGCTGCTGCTGCTGCAAAACCAGATAACATTACTTCTTCTTCGAAAGCTCGATCAGAAGTTTCTGTTATAAAGATTTCAGCATGCTCATTGTCATATCTATTGTATTCCAGGCCGAATAGTGCATTCAATCCTGGCTCTAGTTCTTTAACTAGCTGCGAACGTGATATAGCCATATTTTATTCTCCTATTATAAGCCTGTTCCGCCTTGACGGAAAAAGTGATTGTTAATTCTAACAAGAACTCCAACATTGGATGATACGTTAACATCACTGTTAAACACATCTTGTGATATATCAATTGCTTGAACCACATATGTTCCTGCTGTACCAGACTCAGACACGTCTAGGGTTACTTTAGATATCCCTGTTTGTGTTGCTCCTGATAAATTTGTTATGGAATAGTTTTTAAACAAATCCGCAACAACGAAAGTAGCATCAGCTTTTATTTCAAATACTGTATCCGGGCCATCAATAACCATAGCGATAATATCGCTAGCATTGATTGAGCCTGGGTAGTAATTTAAAAAAGTTGGCTTCTGAGTTGTTGGATCTGTATAAAAACAACCATTAAAAACACCTACAACCGCATCAGAAGTGTTAGCAATAGCTCTTGAAATATTTCCAGAGTCTAGTGGTTTTACTAGGTCTCCTTGAAATATTGCTGTAGAGTTGTTTGCAGCAATTCTGTAACGGTTTTGAGCGTTAATAAATGGGCTTCCGTTAAGTTGTCTAGATGGTTTTAAACCATATTGCTCAACTACGTTTGGCATATTTATTTTCTCCTTGTTAAGTTTTTATACAGTGGTCGACTTTTGTCAAAAAATTATGACTTACGTCCACCACCAAAAGTTACGCGAGATTGTCTACTAATATTAATAGGCATCTCCGGTCGTTGTTCCTTCATCAGATCGTGATCAATCGCTGTAATTCTGTCTCGAGTAATTCTTTTAAAATACTCTGAGCGCGATCTTACAATCTCTTCCGGTATCCTAGCCAACACTAGGCCAGCAACCCCGATCAACCCTGCGTATCTGCCGTCATGGATGACTGGATAATTATGTTCTCCGATTTGATTTTTAATCTCTTCAGCTTTTACAAATACCCAACCTTCTCTCATTTTCTTCGATACATTTGCAGTATCTTGAAAACCCATTGACTCGACTCTAATCCATCTATGGACAAAGCCGTCTGGCGCAGGTGGTGCATCCAGAGATGATGGTGGCGTCCAAGGTTTATTCCTTGTTTGTTT